AGAACCAACAAAACAATCAGACGGTACGGCTTTAGCTAACGGCGACATTTGGATTGACTCAGATGAATTAGATTCATATCCAAAAATTTACAAATATAACTCAGGTACAAGTAAATGGGTATTAATTGATAATACTGATCAAAGTACAGCAGACGGAGTTACATTTGCTGACGCAGTAGGTAATCCAGGCGGCGCAGATCAAGATGCTCAAGGATGGGGTACAACTTACGCAAGTTTCCATTCTGACGCACCAGATCCTGCAACAGCACCAGAAGGTATGTTATTGTTTAACACAAGATTATCAGGTTACAATGTTAAGAAATACACACTGAACTACACTTACGATAATACAAATAACGGTAATGTATGGGTATCAACATCAGGTTTAAGAACAGATGGATCACCATTTATGGGAAGAGCGGCACAGAGAAATACAATAGTAACATCTATGCAATCAGCCCTTGCCGGCAATGAAGAAATTAGAGCAGAGTCAAGATTCTTTAATCTTATAGCGGCGCCTGGATATCCAGAGTTGTTAGATGAGATGATTACTCTATCTACTGATAGAAAACAAACAGCTTTCGTATTAGCTGACACACCAATGAGACTAAAACCAAGTGGAACTTCAGTTCAAGCTTGGGCAACTAACTCAAACAATGCGGCGACAAATGGAGAAGACGGTTTATTATCAGCTTCACCATATGCGGCTGTTTATTACCCATCAGGTTACTCAACTGACTTGGCTGGTAGTAACGTAGTAGTTCCGGCATCACATATTGCTTTAAGAACTCTTGCATTTAATGATCAAGTTTCATTTCCTTGGTTTGCACCAGCAGGCTTCACTAGAGGTTTAGTAGGTAACTCAAATTCAGTTGGTTACATTACAGACGAAGGTGAATTCCAAGCTGTAACTTTATCAGAAGGTCAAAGAGACACTATGTACGCAAACAAAGTTAATCCGATTGCGTTTATTCCAAACAGAGGTTTAGTTGTATTTGGGCAAAAAACATTGGCACCAACAGCTTCAGCTTTAGATAGAATCAACGTAGCAAGATTAATTGTGTACCTAAGATATCAATTAGACTTAATTGCTAAACCGTTCTTATTTGAACCAAATGATAGAATTACTAGAGATCAAGTAACAGATACGTTTAACAGATTCCTAGAAGACTTAACATCGAAAAGAGCGTTGTTTGACTTCTTGGTAGTTTGTGATGAAACAAATAACACTGGCACTAGAATTGATAAAAATGAACTATGGATTGATATTGCGATACAACCTGTTAAGGCTGTTGAGTTTATCTACATACCATTACGTATCAAAAACACTGGTGAAAGTTTAACAAGTTAATCAGTTTAGGGGATAGTGAAAGCTATCCCTTTAAACTACCTTTAATAAATTTTTTGCCTTGGCAATAATTTAATAAAGTTGTAAATATTATTATATAAGGAGCATTATAAAATGGCAACACTATCAAAATTCGGTGTACCGATAGACGGATCAACAGGGCGTGGTGGTATCTTACAACCTAAATTAAAATATAGATTTAGAGTAAGATTTACAGGTTTTGGATCAGTTGGACAATCTCCATTGCAACTTACACAACAAGTGATGAACGTTACTAGACCAAAAGTTTCACACGAAGAAGTACCTGTGCATTCATATAACTCAGTTATGTATATGCAAGGTAAACACACGTGGGAATCTATCAACATTACTATGAGGGATGATATTAATAATAACATTTCAAAATTAGTTGGTGGTCAAGTACAGAAACAGATGAATCACTTTGAACAAACTTCTGCTGTAGCAGGTTCAAGATATAAATTCGGAGCCAAACTAGAGATACTAGATGGTACGAGTAATACTGAACTAGAGCAGTGGGATTTAGAAGGTTGTTTCTTGCAAAACGTAGATTATTCGGACGGTGATTATGCAGTATCAGAACCAGTACAAGTTATCTTGACTGTTAAGTATGATAATGCTATACATACAGCACCAGGAGACACAATATTCCCATTCGCAGTCAACGCCCCAGGCGGTGATTTAATTTAATCCTAAGAAGGATTTAGCGTAATGGCAACAGAACAGGATATAGCACTACATCCGGCGAATCGTGCCGCTCATTTATACCAGAGCGGCACCTCTCAACAAACGAGACGTGCAGATCAATTTTTTGTAGTTTTTAATCTTTACCCTTTGGTAAATGATGATTTCTTACAACCAAAATATAATTTTCTTAAAACATTCAGAGACAGATTGCATTTCTTATGTCATACTGTTGAAGGACCAAAATTTCAAATACAACAAGATGTGATCAATCAATACAATAGGAAAAGAGTTATCAATAGAAAAATTGATTATGATCCTGTAAGTGTTAGAATGTATGACACAGTTGATGGTCTGGGTTTAAAATTTGCAAAGATGTTATATGAATTTGAATTTCAGAATGCTAGATTATACACACCTAGTGGTCACCCAGCTGAAGGGCCAGGTGGCGCAAATAGAGATAACTTCCAAGAATCAGTTTTAACAGATGAAAACCAATTTAAAAAAAATCATAATTTTGGTATGAGAGCACAACCAAATCATACTCATAGATTAATTAAAAGTATAGACCTGTATCAATTAGCTGGAACATTATACAGTAGAGCTAAAATGATACATCCTAGAATATCTAGAATGGATATGGATCAATTTGATTATTCATCAAGTGCTGTAACAAATATATCATTGGGTTTTCAATATGAGAATTTATTGTTTGATGAGGTAGCTGTTAAAGATTCAAGTTTACCAGGTAATATTACAAGTGCATTCAAAGAAACTAGTGGAAAATATGAGGACTGGGTGAGACCAAATGACCAATTAGCAAAAGATAAAATTCCACCTCCGGCAGACGGAATAAACTCAACTATTGTAGAAGAATACAATGGAGCAGACGCAGGCTGGAACATACATTCACAAGGATCAGCTGTCAACAGTACAGGAAATGATGCAAGAGAAAGAGCTATTATGGAAAACAGCAAAGGTGTCGATGCAAGTGAATTACAAAAATCAGTTACAAGCAAGTATGCTATGCCAACTAATATACATCTAGACGAACAAGTGTATAGTACTAAAAATACATCCACTTATACAAAGTCACAAGAGAAAGCGTCAACTAAAGTTTTAAGTTCATCTCAATTAACTACTGAAATGAAAAAAGCAATTGCAGATGGCCCAAGCAGTAATACAACAAAATCTAAAAAAGAATTTGTAGATAAAGTTAAAACCTATGAACAAGCAATTAAAAATAAAGCAAAGGCCGAGACAGCTAACCAGAAAAGTATTTGGACATAATTATGGCAATAGATAGTACATCAGCAGTAGAAAGTTTAGGTGCAATCAAAACAATTGTAAAACAATTTGGTAAGATTACATCATCGATTGGTGCAGGACAACAAGATGTTTCACAAGCCGTGTTAGAGAGCATTGGCGGTAGACCAGAATTTATTAATGGTCAACAATTTGATTTAATTAAAGGAATTTTTAGACAACATACTAAAAACGAAAATTTAGCTACGGCGTATGCATTATTAACAACTGATGCTATGAAAAAATTTAATTCAAATTATGAACAATTATTTGAAGAAATAAATCTAGATGATAACACAGTTGAATTAAGATTTAGTCAACTAGGTGTAGCATTATTAAATAATTACAGACCAGCAACAAGCCAGATTGGTATCAAAGTTGCACAAAATACACCTGCTTACATATCACGTAATATTATTGTTTAAGTAACCTTGGGTTAAATAACTGTATGGCACAGTTTCATAGAGGCACATATAAACCAAAAAATCCATCGAAGTATGCTGGAAAGCGACCTCCTATATATAGGTCTGGATGGGAATTAACTTTTATGAGAATGTGTGACAATCATCCAAGTGTGTTGAGTTGGGCAAGTGAGCCGGTAAGAATACCATACAGGAATCCGTATACTTGAAAATACACAATGTACGTTCCTGATTTTATAATGGTTTATCAAAATAAAAATGGACAGAAAATTGGAGAGCTTGTAGAAATAAAACCTAAAGCACAAACACTAATGGAAAAAGCTAAAACTCAAACCGATAAAGCAAAAATACTACTAAACAGAGAAAAGTGGAAAGCGGCTGGTGAGTGGGCAAAAAGAAAAGGACTCAGATTTAGAGTCGTCAACGAGGACTCAATTTATTCAATTAAAAAATAACTTGTTATTCTGGATAAATTGTGCTATGATATATTATGAATAAAAAATTAGAAGATACATTTGATCTACCAAGTATGGAAGAAGCTTTAGCAGAAACTAAAGCCGAACAGTCAAGCTCTGATAGTGAACAACCTAATAACGAAACAACTGAACAAACAGTAGTTGAAGAAGTTACAATTAAAAAAGCATTATCAACAGCAGAAAAGATTGATAGAGCATTACCACAAGTCAAAGATTTAGAATCGCACGACAGCGATATGGATGTATATTCAGATGAAGCTATGAAGTCATATAAAGAATTAATGGATTTAGGTATGAATTCAGAAGCCAGACACGCCGGTAAAATGTTTGAAGTTGCGGCAACTATGCTTAAAAATGCAGTAGAATCTAAGAATGCAAAAGCAGATAAAAAACTTAGAATGATTGAACTACAGCTTAAAAAACAACGTGTAGATCAACAAGATAACAAGGATTCAAATGGTGCTGAAGTACTAGAAGGCGAAGGATATGTAGTCGGAGACCGTAATAAGCTACTAGATCAGCTGATTCAAAAGGTAAATGAAACCGATGATAAATCCAACAAGGAGGATAAATAAAAATATGAAGAGTTTTAAAGCATATCTATCAGAAGCAGTAAAAGAGATTCCGTTAAGAATTAAAGTAGCGGCAGAAGTTACTGATGACATGATGAACGTGATTGAAACAGAGTTATCTAGATTTGATGTAGTATCTGTTTCAAAACCAACTAAAACTATTATGCAAGAGCATCCATTAGATTTTGGTACAAAGATTAGAAACACTGAAGTTTATATAGTTGATGCAGTAGTACACTTACCAGTATCACATGAAACAATTAGAAGAAACCTTTCAGACAAGTTAGGTTTAGCTTATGACTACGTTGTAGTTAAAGGTCCTAATGATCCTATTGAGGCAGAGAACGAAGCAGAAGTGGCAAGACAACAAGCCAATGCTGAAGACTATCAACCTAAAATGGGCAAAGAGTACAGTGAAGATGAGCATTACAAAGATGCAGATAAAATTGCTGGTGAAGAACACAAAAAGAATTTTTTACAAACATTGATCGATAACAAAGCAAAAGATCCAGATAGAGCAAATGTTGAAGTTGAAGGACCATTAAGTGTTGCAACTAAAACAGATGCAAAAGATACAAGTGAACCAAGAGAGTCAGAGAAAGGTGCTAAATCACCTTTGTCAAATGACAACAGAGGTAAAAAATAATGATGGAAGCTCAAGCAAAATCATATACAATCACAATCGAAGACCTAGGAGGTTTTGATCTAGATGAAGATAGATCAATTGCACCATCAATTGAAATTTCTTTAAAACAAAATGGTGTTACAGATGCAGTGGTTGATCAAAACGAATTTAATTCATCAATGGTAGAAGTTGTAACAACAGCTACACAAGACGAGCTTGAAAGAGCTTTACAAAGCGACGATTTACACGCAGAGGTATCTATGAACGAAGACAATGAAGAGATGGTGCATTCACCAGCTGGTCATTTCAAACAAGATGATTTTACTCCAAGTGTTAAAGCACAAAAGAAATTCAAATACGTTCCAGCTAAACAGGGTGACAACCCAATGACAAACGAAAAAAACGAAGCTGTGAAAGAAGATCGCTATAATGCTTTAATGAGTGAATATAAATCATTTGTTGCTGAAAGCGACTCAAAAAAAAAAGACTTAATAATCAGTGAAGCTGGACAAATAGCTCAAATCCTACAAAGGGATTACAGCAGTCATGTGGCACGTACACAGAAGAAAATTCAAACCGACTTTAAAGCATCAGGCATTGACGAACCATTTAACATAATGGCAGAACCGTTGTTTACCAAATCAGCAGAAACAGTTTTTCGTGTTGGTAGACGTGGAGGCGGAGAACCAGGACTAAAAGCTATTGGTGGTATTGAAGACGTAACACAAAATTTAAAAGATATACAGCTAGGTGTATCTGTAGCAGGTTTTCAACCACAGATGCTAAAACAACTAGATCCAGTAATAATTCAAAAAAGATTACAAGCTCTTCCATATGGAGAACCATTTAGTAATATGGAAGGATACATTAAAACTAAAGCAGATGCTTTAAAAATAGTGCGTATTAGAAACTTGTATTTGAACATATTGTCAGCAATGGAACTAGCTAGTAGATTAGATCCAGGCAAAGCAAAAGATATACCAGGCAAAGTAGGCGGTGCATTTGATAGAGCGGCGCAGGCAGTTGGCACTAGTACTGGTAACTATCAATCTATAGTAGATCAATAAACAAGCATTAACACACAGTTAAGGAAACCACCCGTGAGGCGGAGCGGCCAAGGTACCTAAGATTTCGACCGCAAACATACAAAAC